ACCATATTGAAACACACTCTGGGATTCGAACCCTTCGTCCAGCATCAGGACTACAAACCTACCCGCTTGCTATTGGGAATGGAGTGCGCTTCAATATGGTGGGCTATTTAAAGCCCACTTGGACACTTACGCCATCTCGAACGTAGCACGAATCTTTTGCCCGTTCTCCAATGAAAACGTCACAACAGTACCAATATCAGTCTTGTGTGACTTACGCGAAACAATCTTTACTGTATGCAAAGGCATATCCAACTTATCGTAGGACACAATGATACGTTGTTGATGTTGCACACCGCGCGCCAAAATCTGCGCTGCATTCAGGTCTTTAACATTATCATTTGCTTTCATACTGGCTCCTTTGAGCTTTGATAAAATTGTTTGGTGGGTAGCCAGGGAGTCGAACCCCGTTGCCCGTTAGGGCGTCTGATTTACAGTCAGGTGCAGTCGCCAGTGCTGCTCGCCACCCATGATACGATTTACACGCACTCATATGAATGCGTATAATAAAGCATACTACTGGAATATGCTTTATTATGTACTGATTTTACAATCCACGTTATCGCCATGGACTTCATCCTAGTATCCGCCCGTTCGACCATGTTTATTGTGCGGTCTAGGCCCTCGTTGCCTGTACACACATACTACTACATTGCATAACTACGTTTACTCATTGTTATCCTTTACGTCAAAGAAAGACACATTGTACAGCAATACGTATTTTTCGTCAACCTCTTTTTTCTACTACCTGCAACGAAAAACGTTTTGTGTCATTCAAGATACGCATTGTACAGCAATAAGTATTTTCTGTCAACCTCTTTTTTCCACTACATAAAACAAAAAACCCTGAGTCTTTGAGTTCTCAGGGTTTAGATATACTGCTATGTTATGAACCACTACATCATCTAAACCCCACCATTCTCTCACTATCATTACCCCCGCGAATTGCTTGTACTGGATATGTGCAGGCAAAGGGTAAGGACTGTATTGACCAGAGTTTGGTTAGTTGCATCGAATTGTGATGTAAGTTCATCATAGTAAGTTTATTTAGTCCTGTTCGCAAAATATGCGATTTAAGTAGTATATATTGGCTAGAATTGTTTGTCAATCTTAGTTTGCCCGAAATTCTATAACTAGTTGTAGTCTGGGTCTAAATACTGCAATGATATTCGATCCAAACGATTATACCATAGTATTCCTCAGCTATGATGAACCTAACGCTGATAGCAATTATCGCCATCTTCAACATCACTTCCCTGACGCAGCTAGGATACACGGGATCAAGGGAAGCGATCTAGCACACAAAGAATGCGCTAAGATCAGCAAGACCAGTCATGTCATCATAGTCGACGGGGACAACTATATCAGACCTGCCTTTTTCAGTCAAGCCTTCAGACTGAACGATGACATAGACTTTTCCCGATCCGTATTGAGTTTCAGCGCACACAACGTGATCAATGGGAACAGATACGGGAACGGATCTGTGAAGTGCTGGCCTCTAGAGGTACTAGAGACGATGCGTACACATGAGAACAACGACTCCGATCCTGCTACAGCGATAGATTTCAACTATGGGAAGGACTATCTACAGTTCAATTACGTAGCCAGCGATGTATGCGTCAATTCTAGCCCAAATCAAGCATGGCGTGCTGGATTCCGTGAAGGGGTCAAGATGTGCCTCGACAAGGGCATCAAGCAAGATACGTTCGCTACGATAGACTGGAGAAACTACTGGAGACTATATGCTTGGATGCATGTAGGGAGGGATCGTGAGAACGGGTTGTATGCGATACACGGGGCACGATTTGGTTGTTTCTTGACTATAGTAGAAGACTGGGACCACAAGCAGACCAGAGATTTCGATTACTTAGATTCGCTGTACAGCAAATTTGCTGGTTATACCGAACAACAATTGTTAGATGACTGCTATAGGATGGGAGTACATATCGTAGCTAAGACCAATGACAGTCATATCAGACCAGTATTTGACTATGCAGAGAGTTTCAACTATAGGATGACTAGGAAATCGATGCTACGCAGTCCAGAATCGTTCTGTTCAGATGGTCACATGAGGTACGACAAGGTATTCGTGAATGACGGATCATTGAAGGCTAACATAAATCACAATAGACTGATCAATCTATACAATGACATGCGTTATATCAATGGATCTAACACCGACCCAAATACATACATCAATGCTGCTACGATGTGCGAGTCAGACTATTTCTATCTGATACATAGTGATTGCGAGACAGACATACCTGACCACCATATACCTTTCTATGAGCAACCAAAGATCAGGAAGTATGCAGGGTACGAACTATTGCCTAGATTGCCTACTGCCAACATGAGTACTATACATCCACAATAATTATGGTGTAGGTGAAAAGTCAATAAATATTGCTGATGAGCAATTTCACTGAGATACCATGGACTAATATAGTAAAGTTTGGTCAAGAGACCATGCTAGACACCGATCTATTCTCAGTCAGTTGGATATTGGGACGATTCTGCAATTATAAATGTAGCTATTGCTGGCCTTATGCTAGCACTGACCAATATGATCTGCGACCATTAGAAGTATATACCAACGCAATTGATGAGATAAAAAGACAAGCTAGAGAGAATGGCTTCCATAGATTCCATTGGAGCTTTAGTGGTGGGGAACCCACTGCATATAATCACCTTTTAGAACTCTGCCAACACCTCACTGATACATGCTATCAGAGCATACACATGACAACCAACCTAAGTCCAGGATTAAGATATTGGAATCACTGGTGCTATACGACAGAGCGGTTCCAGCGCAGGAGCCTCACAGCCAGTTATCATGCAGAATTCGCAGATGAGAAAGAATTCGGTGACAAGATACTACAGTTGATGCGTAATGATGTTTTCGTCACTGTGAATCAAGTAATGGTTCCAGAGAAATTTTATGAATACTATGACAGATGCAAGAGATTATCAGAACGGGGTATAAACGTCACGTTGAAACCCCAGAGCGATACTACGGCTAGCAAGATTGTCGATGGTTACACCGAAGATATGATATTATTGATGCGAGTAGGTTTCCCGCAGCATTATAATGAGAAAGATGTATTACAAGTCAAGCTGATAGATGATGAAGGTAGAGTCTCCTATATAGATCAAGCAGAGAGATTCAATGCGTATGGATTCAATAGATTCAGTGGTTGGACATGTAACGCAGGTTATCAAGGTGTAATAATACGCAGCGATGAAGTCAAGCGTGGTTATAGCTGCCACGACCCTGTATTAGGTACACTGACTAAAGGATTCAAATTGTTTGATGAACCAAAGAGATGTGTCACTGCTAGTTGTATAAGCTCCGCTGACAGCAAGATACCCAAATGCAGATAGATACTGCACACATTAGATACTGGATGCAGGCTATACGCAATAGCCAAGACCCTAAGCGCACATTAGAAGCGTTCTGGCACGGACAGATACAGAGCAAAGAATGGCTCATACATAATCTAGCCAGATATATACATAAACCAGTCGATATCGACATACACGGTGGATGGGTAGGTGCGTTAGCCAGTATGCTATTCCAGAGCGGATTACCCATCAAGAAGATAACTAATGTAGATATCGACCCTACTTGCGAGTCTATAGCTAGAACAATGAACCATCTAGAAGTTCGAGAAAATCGATTCGAGGCTCTGACATATGATATGTGCGTATATGATAGCATTGCGGACGTGATCATCAACACTAGCTGCGAACATCTCACACAAGAAAAATATGATGAATGGTTGAATATGATACATGACCATGAATTGATAGTATTACAGAGCAACAATCATCAACATCCTGAACATATCAGGATCGCAAATAGCCTCGATGAGTTCATAGAACAATCACATATCGATGTGATATGGGCGGGTGAGTTAGACGTAGAAGTAGCACTATATACACGCTACATGATAATAGGTAAGAAAAATGTTCGCGTTCAGTGAGTTAAAACAAGTACAGATAGAGATCACGAATAAATGTCAGGCACAATGTCCTATGTGCGACAGGAATATCAACGGTGGTATAGATAATCCAAATCTGGTGCCGGCTGAATGGACTATCGATGGCTTCAAAATGATTTTCGATAAAGAAGTATTGAACCAGATAACAGCCATACACTTTTGCGGGGTGTTCGGTGAGCCTATCTTAAACAATGATCTGATAGATATGTGCGAGTACACCAAGAACATAAATCCTGATATCTTCATAGGCATATACACTAACGGTAGTGCGAGAAACAGTGATTGGTGGATATCTTTAGCGAAAGCCTTACCAGTGAATCACAAGGTAGAATTTGCTCTAGATGGTCTGTCAGATACTCATAGTTTATATAGGGTAGGTACTAGTTTCGAAAAGATAATAGATAACGCTAAGACTTTCATCGAAGCTGGTGGGATAGCCCATTGGATATATATCAAATTCAAGCATAATCAACATCAAGTAGAAGAGGCTAGTAGATTAGCAAAAGAATCAGGATTCAGCTCGTTCTCGGTAAAGAACAGCAAAAGATTCAGCAATCGATATACTGTGTTGGATAAGAAGGGAGCAGTATCACATCACATAGAACAACCTGATCACACGATAGTGAAGTTTATAGATAAAAATAAATTATCTAACTATCGATCTTGGCCAAAGGGTGACAGGATCGATTGCTTTGTGCTCAAAGATAAAGAAGTCTATATAGATGCTAATTACACGATGTTGCCCTGCTGCATATTAGCGTCTTTCTTGTACAGCAATTACGATAGAGAATTATACAAAGCATACAATGTATATGACGAATCTCCTAGCATAGATGCGGGTAGATTAGCACAATCAAACATCTATGAGACTATCGCTGAACTAGGTGGTCTAGAGAATATAGATGCCTCGAAGCATGGTATAAAAAACATCATGCAAAGACAAGTTTGGAATACATTATGGAAAAATAAATGGGATAACAAAGAGAGTGCTGCGTGTATACTATTATGCAGCGAAGATACTCCCTTCATATCCATCAGAGATCAGAAAGTATATAATGTTTCCATTTAAATGTCTCAAGCGGGTTCACCTAGAGATATCCAATAATTGTCAAGCAAGCTGTCCTATGTGTGCGAGAAACATACAGGGAGGATTAGACAATCCACTGATCAAATTGACTGATTGGTCATTAGATGATTACAAACAAATCATGTCTTCCACGGTGTTGAATCAGATCGAGGGTATGTATTTTTGTGGTAACTTCGGTGATCCAATAATGAATAACGATCTCATGGATATGTGTAGATATACTAGAGATACTAATCCAGCAGTGAGGATAGCTATACATACCAATGGTAGTGCTAGGAGCGTCCAATGGTGGAGAGACTTAGTAGATGCACTGCCTGAAAATCATCGTGTAGTTTTTGCGTTGGATGGGATGGGAGATACCCATAGCCTATATAGGATAGGAACCAATTTCGACATGATACTACGAAATGCTACTGCATTCATAAATGCAGGAGGAAAAGCAGAATGGACATTTATACGATTCAAGCACAACGAACATCAGGTAGAAGAAGCCGAAGCGATGGCAAAAACTTTGGGGTTTGAGACATTCGTTGTCAAGAACAGTTCTAGATTTTTATTAGAGCCGAAAATACAAGTATTAGACAAGAAAGGCTCTCCTACTCATATCATAGAACCTTCTACCACTGTGAAGATGAAATTTATAGACAAGAAGGTCATAGAATCTTATAAAGAGATAATCGAATCTACAGAGATAGATTGTCTAGCGTTAGATTTGAAGGAAATCTATATAGACGCATATGGTGATGTATTCCCGTGCTGCTGGCTAGCTAGTATACCGTATACAGCAGTCGAGGATACTAAAGTGTTATACGATGTGCGGCTAGAGATAATAAATCAATATAAATCCTTAGTACATAGTCTAGGTGGAAAAGAGAAGATAAACGCATTCACTAACAAGGTAGAGGACATAATCGATTCTAAAGAATACCAGACTGTATGGGACCATTACTGGAAGGTGGACAAATTAATCACTTGCGGTAGGACATGCGGAACAGGGAAGAAGGTAACGTTCTCACAACCTAGAGATCAATTCGAAGAAACAAAAATTTTATGAATAATATTTTTTGGTTACAACCTAACGACACTAAGATAGGAGCAGGACAGAGATCGATCAAAGAAAAGACAGGTAGCTATAGTTTTTGTGCGTTACCCTGGATACACATGGCTACACGGCCCAACGGTGATGCTAGACTATGCTGTGTCACTAATGCTAGCGGAGCAAGCACGGGAGATCACGAAGTAGGTCTTGTCAAAAAAGAGAATGGCAAACCTGCTAATTTTGGAAAAGATACACCTCTGAGCGCATTCAACAATGAATACATGAGAGATGTGAGATTGAAGATGTTAGCTGGTGAGATTCCGGCTAGTTGTACAAAATGTTTCGAAGAAGAATCGAATGGTGTAGTGAGTAAAAGATTGTGGGAGATGTATGAGTGGAACCGAGATGGGTTAGATTTCAACAAACTCATCGAGGAAACTAGCGGGACCGGAGTCGTGCCACCTGTCATACGTTATCTGGATCTGAGATTGGGGCACACGTGTAATCTGAAATGTGTCATGTGCAGTCCGCATGATAGCAGTCGCTGGCTACAGGACTACGATAAGCTAGTATCTAAAACAAAAAGTCATATCGTCATAAAACAAGTAGAATTCGACAAGAAAGAATTCAATAACACATGGTATGAGAAGCCAGAATTCTGGGATGATGTATTCGAACAGATACCTAACATAACACAGTTATATTTTGCTGGTGGGGAACCTTTGATGATCAAGGAACATCGTAGATTCTTAGATGAGATAATAAAAAGGGGATATGCTAAACAGATAAGTCTGCGTTATAACAGCAACGGTATATTTGTCAATCAAGATATCATCGATGTATGGTCACAATTCAAACAGGTTCGCTATGCTTTCAGCATAGATGGGTTGATGGATAGGAACAATTATATACGTTATCCTACTGATTGGAAAGATATCGAACGTAGTCTATGGTTGATGGATAATGCCCCCGATAACGTACATTGCGCTATAGCGTGTGCTGTGCAGGTATTCAACGTGAAACATATCATCGATTTCGCTAAATGGAAATTGAGCCAAGGATTCAAGAAAATAAATAAGTTCTCACTAGATGAGTATGAGACGGGCGGTGGAATCATCAATCTACACTTACTATACATCCCTACGTTTTTGAGTGCTAGGATCCTACCCCAAGCACACAAAGATGAGTTAGTACAACAATTCGCAGAATTCAAGCAGTGGCTATGGGAAAACTATAGACAAGATGATAACTTCTGGAAAGAAAATCCATATGGTTGGAGACGCTGGGAAGGTATATTGAAGTTTGTATTAGCAGAAGATCATACGCATCTGTTGCCTGATTTCAAGGAATATGCTAACAACTTAGATAGCATACGAAATACTGATGTCGCAGCTACATTTCCAGAATTAAAAGATTTGCTTTAACAAAGAGCCAACTATAATGAAAAAAATTCCTATAAAGATCGTTTCTACTCAAGCACAAGATTTACTACAGATCAGGTTCTATCCAACCGATATCTGCAATTTCGCGTGTAGCTATTGTTTTCCTGGCAGCGGTAACATCAACAAATATCGCTACCCCAAGAATATCGATACTGTGATAAAGAATTTCAGGGCGTTGTTCGATAGATACACTGAGAAATTAAACAAGACTAAGTTCCATCTGATAATCATCGGTGGTGGCGAACCTACGATGTGGCCACACATAGAACAATTCTGCAAAGAACTGAGAGAATCACATAATGTTTTCATCACAGTATGTAGTAATGGATCTCGTACTGTTCGCTGGTGGGATGATAATAGTGCTCATTTCGACAGCATCATTCTAAGTTGCCATCATGAATTCGTAGACTTAGATCACTATATCGAAGTCGCTGATTTGATGTTCAGCAAGGACATCAAAGTCAATGGATTGATGTTGATGGATGCGCCCTACTGGGACAAGTGCGTCAGTTACGTTGATCGGATGAAACAGAGCAAGTATCCATGGTTCATAGAAGTCAAAGCAGTTGTCGATGCACCGGGCCATGGCATGGATGTATATACAAAAGAGCAATTAGACTATCTGAGCGTTGGACTCAAGCGCATGCCAGATTCTAATTGGTTACTGAAAAGATTCAATGAACTGCGCCCCTTTGAAAGTATAGTGCTATTCAATGATGACACTGCACTACCTGCACGTCCCGGAGATATCATCGTCAATGAATGGAATAAATTCCAAGGATGGAGATGCAACGTAGCATTAGAGACTCTATTGATAAGTTATGATGGGTCAGTGAAAGGTAGTTGTCAAGAGCCTGTATTTGCGGGACAGAACTTTAATATATTCGGTGAAACATTCTCTGATGAGTTCAATCTGAATGTAGATTTAAAACCTATCCGTTGCCCAAAAAGCCATTGCCCGTGTCAGCCGGAAACCCACGTAACTAAGTCTTTTTCTTAGTTATAGGTATATCTGCCGCGCAAGTACAGTAGTTCCTAGTACACACTATAGAAGAAGAAGGAACATAGAAAGATCCTGTGTAGATGTTTCCCAGACTTCCACCTACCCTGCATGTAGCACGATGCACTTCGCCGTCCCAGTTTATCATCAGGCTCTCTAATCCGATATTGCATCTCCAACCATTGAACTGATTCTGATGATGCTTGATGATATCATTGGCATGCTTATATTCTCTATCGTCTACTAAGCAGTTGGGCTGTGCAGTAGCGTTCTTAGATAATATCCAATCTAAATCTTTCTGATCATATCGCATATCATCGAACAGATCATGATCTCCTTGAGTCCATCTCACCCTGCGTATAGCGTGATCTATATTCGATGCATCTAGATGCAGGACTGCTGATCTCACATCATGCATCTTTTCTTGATGAGCCATGACATGGACAGTGAATGGTTGGGTTCCTGCCCCATCGACACGCTTGAGATTACTAAATCGCATGATGTTGAGCATCACTCTCTCCCATTCATTCTCGAAATGAAGGCTGAACACATAATGATCTACTGGCTGACTATGATACCAATCAGGTAATCTAGTACCATTGGTAGTCACGCTGATCCATTCTACTCTGTCGCGGCAATATCGGAATAGTTCTTCAATCTTGGGATGCACTGTGGGTTCGCCACCAGTGAAACTCAATCGTATAGGTTTTCCTATAGCTGCTAATCTATCTACAGCAGACTTCAATATCTCGATATCGGTATGTGGACTAGAGTTATCGTGTATCTCTGCTGGACAATAGCTGCAATCGTAATTGCAGCGTTTGCCTAGATTCCATTCTACTTTGATAGAATCTTGGTGAGGCCAGCGACTGGTTATAGAGTGCATATATCCTCAAATCTAGCATGTTTTAGAACAGTGTCATAGTACATATCGCTATCAAAGAACCTGACTTCTTTGACGACTGCATCATAACCCAGTACTTCTCTATTCCATGATAATTTACATTTATGATTAGGGACGTACCAATCACTGACGTTGGGGTTATGGTCTAGAAAAACATCAGTTATGATGACTTCTCCTAACAGATACCTACCCAGTGACAATTTGTTTAGATTATCCAATGGTACATCGTATATTGAATTCTTAGCCCACTTATATAATATCTTTTCAGTGGTCTTGAGGTGAGGGTAATCTACATTGAATACCATACATGTCTCTGAACTTATGGTAGATTGAATTTTTAAGTCATCTATATCATCATTGGTTTCAGCGATCTCGTCCCATGCTTTCCCTAATGTTCCATAACCCAACAATAGATGCCCCCATTTATTATCTGTGACTAACCACAGTTTGTGTTCTTCGATGACTGGTATACTATCGAAGAAAGAATCTCTATAAAATACTGTAGATGCGTCAAACTCAGCTAATAGGTTACTCTTGCTCTCGATTGCATGTATCAATAGATTTATAGGTAATTCATCATCAGGATTGAATGTCCCGTTCACCATATAATTATGCAGGTCATTCAACGTATCTTGGCTCACAGAATTATCTATGGTAGGAATATTGTTATTCTCAAGCAAGATATTCAATCTGTCTATTAGTGACTTTCGATCCTGACCATGCACTATACCCATGACAAATCTATCAGAGTCTCTGTGAATATTTTGCCAGATATGCTGCACTGGATTATCGTTGAGATGATAGAAAATCGATATGTTCTTTCCAAAAGTATCTAATACTATCTCCGCAGTATTGAATCCTACAGAATTGTAGAACATTTTTCTTATAGGATCAGACATGATTTTTGAATTCAGGAGTAGTATCGAGAAAACTTTGGTTGCGTGTAGCATCTAACCGGCGATTGTATTCTATACAATCTTTCCACTTGTCGCTCTGATCATTAGCATAAAGATAATTCTGTATCCCTTCTATTTGTTTCGTGGTTATATCTATGAGCATAGGGTGTGTCTGACACATCTTGAATTGCGATAGTCTGCTCTTGACATTCTCTAATTTATCGTTAGCTAACTTTTTTAAGTCATCCGGCAACACTTGGATCGATAGGACATTAGGATAGTTGACCATGTTCGTATAGAAAACTATTCCTAGATCGTCCAAGAATAGTTCTACCATCTTGTCTATCACTAAGATATTGCTGACTTGAACAGCGACCGCGCCTACAATACGGCTGATGTTATCCATTTGCTTTATCTGTTGTATGTTCTCTATCAGTTTAAGCCAGCTAGCGTTTCCACGGATGTATTCGTAGCTATCCTCTATCCCATCTATGCTGACGTTCACTGCAACGCTTTTAAATTTAGACCAATAATCAAACACTGTCCTGCCTTTAGTGATTCCCAACGTGGTAAGATTAGTGGCGTACTTTATCTCTATCTGATGCCCATAGGGAGCAAGCATATCTAATATACGATAATGCTGTGGATCCATCAAGGGTTCTCCACCTGCAAATTCTGCACGCCGGAAATGTGGTAGTAACTTCTCGAAACTTTTCCACCAATTAGGATTCTCATCGAACTTATCTAGATAAGGTTTATTCATAAGATTAAGTTCTTCTATCGCTTTGACCATGAAGTTATTTTCTTTGATATAGAAATCTTTAACTTCTTCCCAGTCATTCCAACTAGTGCTATCCATAGGATGGCACATGCGACACTTGAGATTGCATAGATTATTGAGTTTGATCTCCATAGTAGGAAATGTGAACGGCATAGAGAAGTCGCTGTCCATACCATTCATGGCATGTGGATATAATCTGATCCGTGATTCGGGTATCACTCCTGCGATGTGTCTCTGGCGCAGACTCTCGACACCTTGATCTTCTAAGTTGAAGCAGGGGGCGCATTCCGGTGGACGTTCTCCGTGCAGCACTTGCTGGCGTATACGCCGAATATTATCGTTGTTCCATATTTCTTCTAGGGTGTTATCTTGTATATTGCCTATAGGATGACTGCGACAACATACTTGGATAGCTCCGTCCTCACGTGTCGCTAACCCTGTAAAGGGATGCATGCAAAAAGTTTTACTTATTCTGTCCAATCGCCCACTCTCTTTCTCTACACCAGAAACAGTTTCCGCATATAGGAACATACTGCCCCGGTACATATGTTTTATAATCGATACCCTCGAACTCGCCTTCGCAACTCCTGGTCATATCGAATAGTTCTGATATATCGTTATCGATGTATTGTTTGACTACCCAATCTTTAGAAACGAATCTAAAGGGATGTATCGCATAACGTCCCATGTGTTGCATTATTTCTAGATGAGCATTCGTATCAGTCCTATCTACTTCTCTCTCGACCATACCACCTAAATCTATCCCGCGCGGATTACGGGTCACAGCATTATAGTATGCATCAACATCGTTATAATGGCATATGTACTCTGCATATGCTCGTTGTTGGATGTTATCCCCACTCACCGATTTATCATATTCATCGATTATACTAGCACCTATATTACCGTATTCGATATCAGGTGCGATGAAATTCGTGTATCTACGAAATTCTATCTTTGGAAATCGTTGTGTCAACCATGCATATACATTTTCACTATCATACGATTGCCAAGGACGTGTCTTCCACATTCTTTTATGTGATATGATGTGAACCCTAGTTTTCTCGTTCAATAGACTACACAGCAAGAATGATAGCAGTGCGCTATCTGCCCCTCCGCTGACGCTGATAGCGATGTTCTTCCAACTCTTATCATACGGTATATTCACACCGTCTATATTATAGAAGTTCATTTTCTAGATACCGTATTAGTGGGCTGACCCCGACTGGTTGTTTATCTCTCAGTGCTAAGTAGATACTATTAGTAGGTGTCAGATCGAAATCTGAACATACCTTGAGATATCTATCCCCGTGTGTATTCCATAGATAATCCGAACTCAGATTACGTATGAAGTATGACCCAATGATCACTAGGGCACGATTGTTCATGTGGAAATCATTCATTATAGTGATAGAGTCTTGTTTAAATATTCTAGTCCAGCGCAGCCCGATCCTATTCCACCCTAGACCTAATCCTTTACTGAGACTTATACCTACACTAGCGATAGCGGGGTGGTCGAAGTCGAATTCTATATCTCTACAGCACGTTATCCAAGCCCCATCGATATGTACGCTTATGTTCTTTTTTAAGCACTCATCTAGTATGTCTTCCATACTTGCATGAACACATCCTGTGCTAGGAAAAGGCATAGCGATGATCAATGGGATATCTGCGTCTAGGTTGCCAGGAGTTCTCTCAAGACCTAATCTTAGCCTATCATGATATCTGTAATCACCCGTTATATATTGTACGGGTCCACACATGTAAAGATTATCTATATACTGCGTACAACCCATACATATGTCTATCCTATCAAACGAATCGATACCTGTCAAGCGATTCAGTCTTGTATTAAAGATTAGTTGGGCAGCTTCAGATTTAAAATTATCGTACACTGCATCAGTTACGTCTGAATCGACTTTGCCTACAACTGCAGCCTGGATCAACTTCTCGATTCTATTATCCATTAATGGTTGCGGCCTAGTGACCTCTAACCATTTAGATTCATAGGTAGGTGCGATTTTTATTCTTTCCACCATAATATTTAGTAAATATTTGATGCTAGAAAAATTACCGTATAAGATATCGCCCGATCTATTGAAGGAAGTGAACCAGTTCGACTTTGTAGAATTCAAATCGACCATAAACGAACCCACTTCTAGATTCTTTTATGATCCCTGGAAGATCAAAAGAGAGTACAAGGATACTGTATGGGATAAGATATTACAGACTCTACCTTTTCCTGTAGGGGAAGCCCGTGTCATAATATTGAAGCCAACTATCTCGTATCAGATACATGCAGACATAGACGATAGATACCATCTGAATCTAGCAGGTGAACATTGCTATCTCATAGACCTCGAAAACAGTGAATTGCACAAGACAGAAACTGACATGCAATGGTATGTGATGGATGCGGGGCGTAGACACACAGCATCAAACTTTGGCAGGATAGATAGGATCCAGCTGGTAGTTAGAAAGTTATTAGAAGATACTCGACTCACAGATTATGTGAACGTGAAACTATACCCCAAGAATCTATCTAAGGAAGATGCTCACTTTATCTTTGATAACACCATCAGTCCTTGGCTTAATCAGGCTAACAAGAAGAATATCATACAGGATTTTCAATTTTCTCCAAGCCTAGTCACGTTCAAATTAAATACGTCAGCAGTAGATAGTTTAAAAAGTATTTTACCAGAAAATCTATATGTGGAAACATCATGATTGATACTAGTGATTGGAGATATCTTTATAAGATAGATTATATGAACGGTCACGATGTGTCTACAAACATGCTGTATACACCATTGATCAATCCCGAAGGCAATATCATGTGCATGAAGTGGGATGCAAAAGATACATATCAGATAGAAAATACTAAGTTGACACAAGAAGTAGTCGATTACTTTTTTCAAAGAGAACTCATCCACTTACCTTTGTTCAGTGATTATGGCTGGGCTCCAAAAATAATAGACATTGATGCAAACTACAAAAAAATATTCATCGAGTGGAATACTGAGACTTGCAATCATATAATTTTAGGAAAAAATAGATTAGCATTCAAAGATGTATGTCCGGATTGGGAAGAACAATTGTTCACAATCATTAAAGATATCACAGACGCAGGATACTATAAAATGTCCCTTTATCCTCATTGTTTCTTTTTGGATAAACACAACGCATTGAAGACCTTTGACTTTTATGCCTGTGTCAGTCAGAAAGAAAGATATATACCATTGAAAAGATTAGAAGGTATGATGGGAGGAGACAAACCCTATCGATTTACTGAAGCTACCGTAGATGATAAGATAGACTTTGATGTCTTTTTCAAAAGATCACTGCAAGAGCATATCTCATGGCCAAACAATGCATTAAACAGAATATATCATAAAATATATGATCTATGACAAGATAAACTGGGATGAACTGATAGATAGTTTATCACTACAACAAGGCACAGAGGTCACTACGGATCCATCATATTGGGATCCTGAGAATCATAATTACAGTGAGATATACTCTAAATGGAAAGAAGCTAGATTCAATGAATCAGCTATCAAATGGATAAATTACTACCCTATAAAAAATTATGATGAGAACATAGAGCACTCATTGGCCGCTTATTGTGGGGTGAGACCTATACGTAGCTGGATCAGCAGGATCGACCCAGGATACTTTGCGCCATGGCACTGGGACATAGACGATCAGTTAGAAGAATATAAAAAATTAGGTGATTTATTTAGATATATCTGTTTCATAGATAAACCACACATGGGTCATATTTTCATCTTGGGGGACAAATACTATTACGATATGGAACAGGGTACTCTAATAGAATGGGGGAATTATCTCGAATGGCACTGCGGGATAAACGGTGGATTAAGTCCCAAATATATGTTTAATTTGCTAGGTTACAGAGATCCGGTACGATAAATATAATATAGGAGAATTAAAATGAGTGACTATGATTATGGTTTGGGGTTCGATTCTGTTCTTAGACTGGACAATATCATCATGGATAAAGATGAGCTGGCTGCATATTATGAGACCTTAAAAAGGGATCATATAGATTTGGCACACCGTGTGCCCAGATCCGATATCAAACCACTCAGAGATACGACTGATGTTTCACATCCTATGTTGATGGAAAATCAACAGCAATTTAGATGTGATGATTCGGATAGTGAATGGCTTGTCTTCTCCGTATTGGGCGGAGAAGTCAAAGATATCGCAATACCTATCAATGAAAAATTAATGTTTGGGGTGATGGACAGATTCTGTAGCAATATTCCTTGGATAGATACTCTAGCGATAAATGATATGCCACCAAACTCGCATATGGATTCTGCGTTTGATCAAGAATTTCATTCAGTGACTTTTCATGTACCTCTCATATGTTCACCGGAAAGTTACCTAGAAACAGAGAGCGGTACTATTACATTAGAAGCAGGAAAACTATATCTCATAAATTCTTTTAAAGGATATGGATATAAAAATGATAGTTCGTCAGAACGATTGACACAGCTGGTTGGTAGGATTTATCTAGATAAGATAGAGCATCTAAAAACTGCCTCTATCACTATATAATCAACAGTCTACTTTAGCGACTGTGATGTGCGGGATGTGATACTCGCACTCTAAAATATATTTGATAGTCGATGCTATGTGGATTGGATCTAATCTTTCAGGATCGGGATCGCTCTGATCCTGAAATCCACCTAGGGTGAGGTGAGTAGTTTTTAAAGTGTTTGTGCAATAATCTAGGCTTTTTTCTCGTAGGCTTCTTTTTTCTTTAGCACACTCTAGATCGAGATGCTCCCATTTAGCTAGTTCTAAGACACTACCTACGTTGAAGATGCTACCTGAAGTCCAACTTTCTTTAGCTATATCCAACAATTTTTCTTGGATACCTAACCCTATCTGAGAACAATTGATAAACACGTTGCACATAGATAGTGCATTTTTGAATTGATCGATTCCAGCACCAGTGAGTAGATCACATCCCATTTTTTTGTGTAGGAACAAGGATCCCGGAAAGACTCTATTGATTGCGTTGGGTATACCTATGATGTTTGGATTACCGGTGCATAGAATTCTATATTGCATGATGCAAATATTTAGTGCTGATATATGTTATAGATATTTTTAGTCAAGGGTATTTCATTAAAGTTGACAGAGACCGCGATACGGAACCACATGTTGAATCTGCGCTTTATTTTTTCTTGGTATGCAATTATCTCATCTTGGATGAATGCGTGATAATCTTCTGCTCTATTGAACATCATCACGCATCTTTCTTCGAGACCATCCACCGACAGAGAAATATTTCTAGAAATCATCTTATTCTTGTCTAGAAACTCGCTCCTAATATAATCTTCTATATCTTCGTCGTACTTAAAAAAATCGACCTTTAAATTTGGTCTGACAGAAGTAATAGATACGTTAAACGGCTTCAACTTCCTTCTCCGATTGAGTTACAGTATTCATAGTCAAGAAACTCTTTGAAGTCAGAATACAAGAAGGAAATATATTATCTTCACCGATCCAATTATATGGCTTAGAAGGATCTAACGGTTTACCTATACATATAAAGCTACGTGGCACTACTGTTTTGATATCGATGTTGTCATAATCTAAGTGTAAGATATCTTGTATCTGACGAACTCTGGGATCTAGATAATTGAAGGAATTGCAATAGGCTAATGCATAACCTCTTTTTATCGCAGTGAGTCCGATCGATGCATACAATCTACCCATGTTAAAGTAGTAAACCTTGTCGAAATTTTTAGGTGGAACAGTGATGATCAACGGAGCGTTCATTTGCCAAGAATGCAAGTATTCACCGTTAGTCTCCCAGTACTGGGCTAGTCCATACAACTTCTTTCTTACGGATAGATCAGTTATCATCACGTTATATCCGTCATTTTTATCTAAGAAATCTGTGATCATGCTAGATAAAATCTCTGTAGTTTCCTGATCTACAGTAGAATGAATATCATACATTCTGTGCGAATGTTTCATCTGCTGATGTTTGGATAGATCATACTCGATCTCATCCTTGATATTATCTATGGTCATTGAGAAATATTCATCTGTAGAAGAATCTACGTTGTAGCTAATGTTAGCTTCTTGTAAAAAGTATTCTAGCGAACCGAAAGAGATACCAGCATGTTCCCATTTCTCAAATATTTGAAAATTTTCTGGGAACGAAGCCTCGTCCTCTCGTCTTGGATCGAGAAGAAGGAATTCGTCAGTAGGGGTGACTTTCACAGTGATCGTAGTATCTTGCTCAGTAACGTCAGCCCTGTAGAAGGTTCTACCGCATCTAGAAGGGGCTAGATATACGATTTTTTCGATGATTTTTAACAATTTCATAACGGTTCTCCATTAACTTTATACTGTATTTATCTGTCATACGTGGTGATCTGAAGCGTATACCTCGTATCATGTGCGATGTTCACGACACCATGATATACCATAGGATCATCCCATAGATACATATCCCCGGACTTATAGTTAGATATGATCTTATCTTCATAGTTAAAGATATGTCCCGGCTTGTAATCCTGAAAAAATAGGGTGTATCTTTTTGGATTCTTGATACCTGAATCTAATAGATGTGGATCGAAGTGCATAGGTTGCATCTGCCCGGGTAGTAATTTAATCACCCACCACAAAGCATGTCTGTCATCATCGGGTAATCTAGGAAGTTCCATATCAAAACCCTGCATGTCAGGAGTGCGTGTGTTAAACTGTTGGAAAAAGTGCTTGTTGTCAGAATATCCAGCTCTGACAGATTCTAGTCCGGCTTCTAACAAGGGATGACCTTTCCATCTTTCTGGTTGCCAGACAGGCACTATATCGCCCATGTGTGTAGAGAAGTGATTCACTATTCTCTCTGTCAGCCAATCTTTATAATTTCCTATCAATCTCATTTCATCTTCTCTATAAGTTTTTTATGTATATGCTCTGCGAATATCTCATGGAATTCGATTTTGGGATGCTGAAATACATGTATGTGTTCTTTGTTAGACCAATCAACTATGTTACTGAAACTATAATCATGGTCTATGATACTGTCAAAAGTTCTCAACTTATCTGTCAAAGTATACACAGGGTCTAGGCAGAATTGCTGAAATATCCTGTTGTCTAATCTCGTAGATAACATATCCAGATATTTTATACCATTGAACCAATGATATGATAGATGATGTTCATTACCTACATACGCAACGAAATCCTTGTGGAATGATGAAGAGGGCCATCTGTCATTAGTTCCACCGATGCAAGGATATCTAGGTTGCCCATTATTATCTATCCAGAACCATCTTGAATGTTCAGTGTGTCCTACTATTATCATGTCTGTGTCTCTGATGAACCCAGTAGACAAATCTCTCTCTAAAAAATATACTGATGATTGACAGCAGCCTCCGGGCACTGCTCTGCTCACATAATCGACATTTAATTTCTCTGCAAGAAATCTTATCCAAGAACGGGTCGATTCTAGATGAGATACTTGTATCGGAGGAATGATTTTTTCTATCTCTTTTATGTAACCTTCTATGCCCAACTTAATTTTCAATCTATCTATCTCTTGTTGGGACTTATCTGCGAATATCAGTGTATCAGCTAACTCAAAGCCAGAGGTCACGCTACAACCATATGACACGATCCTGTCAAACTCTATCTTCATACTTTATACTGAGCGCAATTAAAAATTAGTCTAGGAGAGAATCCAATGTTGCTAGAGCCATGAAATGCGTCTGCATCATCAAACATATATAAATCTCCTTTTTTATAAGGACTCAATAAACTGTCCTTATATATGAACAGGTGCCCTATCTCATAATCTTGCAGTGGCATCCAGTAACGATTGATAGTCGCACTTGAATGATCGTCTTGATCTACGTGCATAGGCATGAATTGACCGGGATTCATTTTCACAAACCACCATAGACTCACGTTATCTAATGGAGGCACGATATCAAAGGGCAAATCTTTAGGTTCGAATGTATACCAATATGTATCATTCAATTTGTAGCCAACTGATCTACCCCTCTCATGTTGCATAGCTTCGTGTTCGTTTTCGGGAACCTTCATGTTTGGTCCAGGCTGACCATCATTTGCTAGCATGAAGTCGATCCATTCTTGATTGATCCAATCACTACAATTTTTAATGAATCGCATCTTCGGCAATCACAAAGGTGTATGTTAGCCTGGGGGTATCACCTATATTAAAAGATCCATGGAGTGCATCCTCTCTGAATCTAAATAGGTCCCCTGCTTTATAATCATTGACCAATACTCCATCGACTATGAACCCATGTCCCGCAGTATAGTCTTGCAACGGCATCCAATATCTAGCCAACCTAGTCCCTTTAGGATGGGGAACATCTCGGTGCAATGGTATGACATCTCCGGGCAATAGTTTATTGAATGCCCACGTATAGTAATCATAGTTATCTATTGTTATAGGTGGGATTATTTCTAGGGGCATATTTTCCTCATAAAATACATGCCAATAAGAGCGAGTTAGATCGTAACCCATGCTAGCTGAGTTCTTCCATTCTATCTCCTCTTCTTCATTTTCAGGTGTTTTTTCTCCAGGATATCCCATTCCCTTATTAGATAACATAAAATTTATCCAATCTTGTTTTATCCAGTTTTGGAAATTAGCTACTAGTACCATTTGTTAATCCCACACCGTGATCTGTGCCATGAGCCGTGTAGTATATCCCATGTTGCATGAGAAATGCCTTTGAGAAATATCTTGTATCTCCCACATATCACCTCTTTTATAATTTGATATGAAATCATCACCCCAGACTAAAACATGCCCTAGTTCATAATCTACTAACGATAATGCATATCTTTTAGTCGTGAATGGATTAGGATCCATGTGTGCGGGAATGAAAGACCCCGGCACTTGCTTTATGACTTCTATCTTATAATTCTTTTTAAAATCTATCGGTTGATCTGATAGTATATCCTCTTTGGCTATATCCCAAGATTCCCATGTATGCTTAGGATAGAGTTTTATCCATTTTGCTGCATCGCTGTTCACTTCAGGACTATAGCATTCATTATCAAAGTTAGGTTCTATCGTGCCCTGATTTTCCAACATGAAATCAATTTTATCCTGGATCAACATATGTGCAAAATTTCCTATGTATCTCATCATCTAAACAATGTCATGTTAAAGGTCAATCTCGTACTTTGGCCTAGATTGCCACCTGTGTGCCACATCTTGATATCTGTATATCGATATAGATCACCTTTTCTATAATCTGTAAATATCTTATCACTATCATGTATAAACATATGGCCCTTCTCGTATTCTTGCAAGGGCATCCAATACCGTATTATCTCTGTATATTCAGGATTGTTATAGTCTTGGTGAAGGGGCTGTCCCATACCAACTGGTATTTTCAAGAACCAATATTCTGTCTTATACCCTGTAGTATCTATGGGTAATTCTATATTGAATGGTAAATTATCTTTTTCGAAGGTAATACAACACACACATTTTCTGCTCCATTCTCCGTGCTCGGGGAATAGGGCTGATAACCCCCCACCAGTATTGAATTCTTCAGGTGGATAATCTCTAGGGAAAAAATGCCCGTCATTATCTAGCATATAATCTAGCCACTCTTGTTTAATCCAATGATTATAATTTCCTATGAATTCCATTAATAATACTCCAAATGATCTATACCTAATTTTTTACGAAAAGATTCGGTAAATTTTCCATCTACTCTCAAAGCATAGCTTTGCTCCATGATCTTTTCTCCACCGTGCCAATCTACATCATTCCACCATGCAGCCCTAGTATTTATGTAGGTCTTGTCTTTAGTCTCAGGGTCCCATATATAGAAAGCCTTTTTAGTATTAGGTCTTATATGTATAAATTCATTGCGATGCGGCTTTACAACATCGATGCCATTCGTAGCATCTAAGTCTCTATGTTCGAAGGGTATGCCATCTGCTTCGCAATGAAAAAAGATGACGCGACCTATATCTTCAAAAATAGTATCTACCATGCTTTCTACCCATTTTACAGTGTTTGGAAAATACTCAGCTTCGGGTGTCAATTTGCGCGGGGCTGTCCTATCATCCCAGCTACCTTGTTCCCATAAGAAATAATAGAGGTAGGGATCGTATGCACCCATAGCCATTTTAAGATAACGTGTGAATCGATTTCTGATCTGGAAATTATCAAAATCTCTATACAAGTCTATTCCACCCATCTTGATAGGATCATCATCAGGCAATGATAAGAATTCTTTTATCGCGGTTGGTATAGGTTTCCAATGTGGTTTATAACTAGCGTTATCCCACGTGAATCCGGGATTCATCCACGTGCCTTCTTTAGCGAATTCTCTAGCATCTGCGAATCCCCTGATTATCTCTGGTTGTAACTTATCGAATGTCGCCATATCTAGATAAGGAGACATATCTATATAAGGTTTATTGTTGATTCCGTATAGTGCCATAGTTGTCTATATACTCCTGTGGGATAGTATCATATAACATCAATCCTTGATTCACTAGAGCATCTCGTAATATTTCTTGGTGTATCAATGGACTAGGTGGTTTATTAGGTAATACATCAGCTAATGCTTCTGTTTGGATTTCTCCTAGATCCAATGTAGTAGCATCTGGCCATTGAATGAGTTTCACAAACACACCATTGACATACATAGGATAATGTGCTCTGATACCGTGATTAGGTATATATTCTGTATTCCATCCTCTGATCGCAGCTATGCGCTTTGTTTCCCTTATTAAATCACTCATGTATAATTTAGGAGATACCGGATATTTTCCTATCTCTACACCGCAACGTATCCTATATTGAGGGCATAAGTCGCGTTTAGAGAAATCTTGTATCTCATCTAAACAATATTCCATCTGTTCTAGATTTTCTAGAGTATAGCTGATATTCTTTATGTTGAAGCCTGCTGCTTTAGCATTCTCTATACCTCTCATCTGTTTGGAGCGAACGACTGGACCTTGATAGTCTGGATGATTCAACCCTATAGTCCAATGTAGATCAGGTATTCCAACAAATTGTCTGACATAATCATTCCTGGCTAGATTCACCCCATTAGTGAGTATGATGATCGATCTATGTTTTCCAGGAAGTGATCGTATCGCACGTATCAATTCTGGTAAATCTTTCCTCACAGTAGGCTCTGCTCCACAGAGACAAATATTTTTGCCATTGTCTGGCCAGGCTTTTATCAATGATAACAGATAGTCGATACTGGGATCTATGCTATTACTATCTGGCATCTGATAGCAGTGCGGGCAGTCAAGATTGCAGCGATTAGTCACTTCTAATAAGTAAGTGAATAACTCTCGCTTAGGATAGTTATAGTTGAGATAGAACTCCCCATCCGGTTCTACTAGATGTTCGCTATATCCGTGTATCTTACAAGTTTTACCCAAATAGATGCTACCTTCTCTCTCAAATCTGATTGCAGGTATGTGTCTGTAACACGTGTGGCAGACAGATAGGGTATCATCTAGCTTATTTAAGGGCATATTCATTGAATATTTATCGCCCCCGTATCCTAGATTAAATATTTGCATGGATTATGAATACTACTACAACAGGTTACCAGGACAAAAACCATGGAGAAATAATCTGATCTATACAAGTCTGATCAGTTCGGACAGGAAGACATTTGTCCAATGGTACTATAACGATGAGAGATACCATATAGGGGAGAACCAAGTAGTCGATCCATCATTGATGGGAGAAAAGTGGGACAGAGAAGTAAAATATCTCACATTGATGTCTTCCTCATACCCTGAGCTAGTCCCTCAGATACTAGAGATAGACCAATCTGATCGAAAGATATACTTAAGAATAGACGGTAATGATTTCTGGCAGAAAAGCTATGATATCGATGGATCTTTCTATGATGTAGTTCCTGACTGGGATGAACAGATACTCGATATCGTCAGGGCGCATAGATCGTTAGGCTTGTACAAATATAGCATGCATCCCAGTAGTTACTTCGTGCTAGATGGAAAATTAAAAAGCATCAATTACTTTTTCACTTACCATGAGAGTGAATCAAATATAAGCATACACGATGTAGAGAGCCATATATACAGCACCAGACAAGAAGAAATGAAGAAACACATCGCTAGACTTAACATAGACTGGTACTCTCCGCAATCATTCGAGTTGTTGAATGAGTTGTGCTGGGAGAGTTTCAGAACCAACTACCTTGAAGATTTTATAGAAAAAGTAAAATGTATAAAGTAGTTCCGTGGTCTAAGACACTAGACTTGACTGATTTTTACGCTACAGCCGCTAGGAAAGGTTTCGTAAATAATTCTAGTCAAAAGATGCTAGTAGATTGTTTCGATAACGAACGCGAAAAACAGATCTGGATTCTATACTACAACGATGAAGCGATAGGTAGTGTAGGGGCGCATAGTTTCGATGAGATGGGAGAGAGTAGCTATCGCATCGCAGTCAGAACCTGCGTATTCACAGATAAGCTCTCTGGTACATATGGTCATGCGTTGAGGACTAAAAGCGTAATAACAGAGAATCAGAATCCTACGGCTCAATTTTTGATTCCCACCTGTATAGAATGGGCCCCGCGTGGCAGTAAACTATACATAACGTCTAATGAGAATAGTTCAGGTACCCAGAGATTAGTGCATCGTGTATTCGGTCCATTGATGGAAAAGACAGGTCAGATGCAGAGAGTATGTGAGCTATACTACAGGGGAACTAATCAAACTGTCTGGGAATTATTTCCAGATAAATTTATGTCTGTACTAAACAGATATCCTAGGTGGAAGTGATGGCGGATCCCGATTGCTTATATGTCAATGGTTGTAGTTTCACATATGGAACTGAGTTACCGGAGGACAAGAGATTAGATCAATGCTATCCTGCCATCATAGCAAAAGAGTTGAATCTACCACTGATATTGAAGGCTGATCCGGGTTCATCTAATCAGCGTATATTACGTACTATGGTAGAAGATATCGATGATCTCATCGATCAAGGGAAACATCCTTTCGTTCTGATTGGTTGGTCTGAGCCAATGCGGTATGAACTATGTAGCCTAAAGAATAATGATTGGGTGAATTTTACTTGCCACGATGATCGAGATTCTGAACTGAGCGAGATCATAACATCTAGATATAATAGTGACAGCGGTCAGACCGAACTATTTCTAAAACAATTGTTGCTATCCCAGTCTTTCATCAAAGAGAGGCAGTTGCGTAGTCTACAATTCAATATGTTTCAGACTCCCCACTGGGCGTTACCACACGACAGATTCATAAAACTGAGTGATAGGTTAGATAATACTATGTTTTTATCTACATGGTTCTGGATGAGGTCATACATGGCTACATTCACGAATGTAAGATATTATCCAGGTGGACACCCCGACCACGTTGGTCATGAAGTCATAGCTAAATTTTTGTTAGAGCAGATGAAGCACAGGAATCTATATTAATATTTCGTGCTCGAAATATTCGCCAGATACATTTTGTTCTATGCAGGCCTTGTGTATCAGAGATTTCCATTCATCTGTGCTGTCGTGGCGGTGTATGATCAGATGATATCTATCTTCGTTGCTGTTGTTTATTATGCTGTGTGGATAATGGATATTCATAGCATAGCACGATCCGGGTTCCATAAAAAGTGTCTCCCCGTCACCCCATTGCCATATACACCCTTCTGGATTGTTGAGTGCTATATTGATGTTCTCTAATATAGGCACACTGGAATCAGTGTGCGGTGATATGTAGCCATTAGCTTCTAATAACATCAATCTGACCCTAGCAAATCTCTGGCTAGGAAATGTGTTGCGTATGAAATCCATGATGATAGGACATTCTTCACTAGCCTTCGTCCAATTACTATCTTCGGCAGCTGCTACTGCGCTCTCGTATCCATATGCTTTCCAGTAGTCTGTATGTGATTCGCTGACCCCATGTAACACTAGAGATTTCCAACCCCTATGCTCATAGTCACCTATGCGATGTGTGACGAATCTATTTTTCAGTCTTTTAGCTTCTTCATACATTCCAACATGATCCATAGGTAGATCCAATCTGAGTTGCTTCGCAGTTGATCGAAAATACTCTTTGGTCTTTTTCTGTTGCATGCCATTATTTATGTAAATAATAGCATGATATCAAAATTCAATGTCCAGAAACAGAAAAGTATAGTATATTGTATCGTCAACACGTTAGCAAACATGACTAGCGGATGGGCAAAAGAGATAGCAATAAATATCACGGATTTCACTATCCATCGCATCAGTATAAAATCACATGATATATTCATAGGTGATAATGAAGAAGAATTGTTAAGAGCCGCATCTGATGAGAATTACACCCATGCTGTAGTGATGGCCATGGGAACATCATTCAAATTAAGTGACAGGATATTCGCAGCAGTAGAGAAGAAATGCTCTGAAGATTTTTATATTGCAGGACACATAATAGATAGAGATCAGAACTACTATGAACTGCATCATCAATTTTACATAGTGCGTCTATCAGAATACAAAGAATTAAAATATCCATCTATAGGATCAGCCGAAAATGTCAGCCATATCCAAATAGAACCCAACAGGAGCATAGAAGGAGTATATGGTGATCATGATCTACCTATACATGTATCTGCTGGAACAAAAGAAAAATCATATAATAGTAAAATGCATGGTTGGAATATCCTTTCCAATGCATTGCTGAACAATAAAAAAATAGTCGATCTAGGTGAAGATATACGCAACGATAAGAAATACTTCTACTATGAATACGATCATGTATTTTTGAGGGAGATGCGTGAGATATATTATCAACAATTCTTCTGCAACACAGTATTCTTCCCATGGAACACAGATAGCAAGTTAGCGTTGGATAAGACTATGGGACCAGTAGAACAGTATATCACAGTGGGCACTGGATTGAATTGGGTCAGGAATCTTAATATCACTGGTTATAAGGATGATGCTACCATCATCTTCACGGATATCAATCAGAACTGTCTACAATTCATGCGAGAACTAGTTACTGAATGGGACGGAAACGATTATATCGATTTCTACAAGAATAGGATGAAGGCTGATCCCAACAACAATCCATATGATGTACAGAAATATGCTGATAAATGGACAGATCAGTATAACGAATTCATCGATTCGTTTGAAGATTGGGCTAGTGCCTGGAATAAAATAAAAAAGTGCAGATTTCAATTCATACATATAGATTATACGGCGACATATAATCTAGATTGGATAGATCCTAGCAAGAAAACAATAATGAATCTAAGCGATCTATATAATCATGTCCCGTATGTAGCGACACAGAGTCTGAAATATAGGATAGCATGCGAAAATCATCTATTGATTCGATTGAAGGAATTGATACCTGACGCTATCTTGATATTGACAGCTAGGGCCACTGACGGGTTCGAGAAACAAGGCAGGACTATACGTTTAGGTAGAGTCAGTGAGTTCCAAGTTAATGATATCAATCTGTTGAAAAGACCAATCTGGCATGAGACTGACTGGCAGAGTCCTAGACCATTGATATGAATTACACTCGACTATGCCAGTTATCAGTGGCTAGCATATTGTGTTTGTTGTTTAATCTAGCTTTCAGGTCTTTCTTCCACTCTTCCATAGGCATGAAAGTAGGGTCCGACTGTATCGCACTCAATGTGTAGCCATGTATCTCATCGTCTGTCATAGTCAAATCTAGGGGTCTTCCATGAGGTTGCGTCACGTGCCATGGAGTATCCATATATATCTCTACTAGATTGCCGTCTGGATCAAAGAAATAGACCGACCAAGCATTACCATGATCCCAAGGCCTATAACCATTCACATTATAATCTAATGCCCTCTTCGCACACAGCCTGAGTTCAGATAATGAATCGACCTTGAAGCTGAGTTGCTGTGCGTATGTAGTCTTATCTGATTCGGCTAGTACCAATTGATGGTGCGATAACTCATCACCGCTAAGAAATACTATAGGTATGTTACCCAATCTCTCTAACAATCCACGATCAGTGACTACTAGACCGATAACATTGGTATAGAATTCTTCTAACTCTCGTATCTGAGTGGTGAATAGACCCACATGTGTTAATTGAGGTATCATAGGCTACTTGGTAGCACCGCCCCAACCATTCTGCGTGATATCAAACATAGTACCATCTGGTGTATGATATTTGACTTCATAGAATGTTGTGTCATCTGCTACTTCTCCCATGAACCATGTCGCGCCAGATCCTTCTACTCGTTGTTTAGCAGCATGGATATCATCTACCCAGAATCCTAAGTGGTGCAGACCTTCATAGTCTTTGCCTTTAGGGCCAGCCATCTCATCGTTTTTGTATCTAAGAAGGGCCATGTTGATCACACCGTCACTTAGATATACACCATCTGCTAATGTGCTATGTGTCTCTCCCACTTTCTTCATGTCGAAGGCTTGCATGTAGAATTCCGCAGTGGCCCACGGATCTTTGCAACTGATAGCTATGTGTCTAAGTTTGGCCATGTTTGTCCTGATAGTCTTTTATTGCTGCTTTAATCGCATCCTCAGCGAGAATGGAGCAATGGATTTTAACAGGAGGTAATGCAAGTTCTTCTGCGATCTGAGTGTTTTTAATCGTTCCCGCCTGGTCGAGCGTTTTGCCCTTGATCCATTCGGTGACCAGACTGCTGCTTGCAATCGCTGAACCGCAACCGTATGTCTTAAATTTTGCATCTTCGATTACTCCGTTATTGACTTTGATCTGCAACTTCATCACATCACCACATGCCGGGGCACCGACCATTCCAGTTCCTACATCGGCATCGTTCTTGTCGAACGAACCCACGTTGCGAGGGTTCTCATAATGATCTAACACTTTTGCTGAATATGCCATTGAATTACTCCTATAGCGTATTTATTAAAATAATAGATTCAATTTCTTATAGCGCAGGAAACAATCCCTATATCCTTCGTGTTCTACAACCTCGATGAAATTGTCTGGCTGTGGTCTCTCGGCAGGGATACAGAGAATGTTAGATACAGTAGCGTTGCCGAATGGATTTTCTTCTGGGTTCTTGAAGGTGTTTCCAATTGGGGCAGTCCTGCATGCTACCCAGTATTGCTTATATCGCTTCTTTGCCATGAAAGAATAACACTCAGTCCATACATCCCATTCCATGGCTTCATACATGATGACAGGACGTGTCTTGCTGATGGTCTTAGTAGCACCTTCTAATACTTCTAATTCGTGCCCTTCTACATCTATCTTCATCACGTTACAGCGGCTGATATTCATCTTGTCTATGACTACGGACTCTACTTCACGACCTTCATCTGATATATGTATGTCACCGTAGTTAGAATCCATAGATTCATCGAAATCCTTCATGAAGAACTTAGACTCTTTGTTAGATACTGCACGGTTGATCAGTTGTATCTTTGGAAACAATTTACAATTGTATGCAGCTACGCTGAAGTGTTTGAAGTTTGGTTCGAATCCAAGCACTTGGCAGTCTGTAGCTAGGTGCATACCTACCGAGTGATATCCGATATTAGTACCTATATCTAAAAATACCTGATTCTTCTCATCCATGAACTTAGATAACACTTTGACTTCGGCGTGACAGTATTCACCGTACAACCTGATCGCTTTACTGATAACATTGTCATTCTTGTATATCAGGAAATCCCCTACATTAGAGCTAGTGATCTCTAGGTTGGGGTGCATCTTGTCTAATTCTTCTTGTATAGTTTTTTCGATATCCATTTATTTTTGATAGCACGTGCGTTCACGTGTAACAGTCCCATTAGGTTGAAGTACTTCATGCCATTCTGTGCAAGTCTGCTGTTGCTGCACTGTAGGCTGTGGCTGTTGAATAACTACCGGTGGTTGCTGCACGACTACCGGAGGTTGATTCTTCATGACCTCGTATACTACGACACCACCTATGATAGAAGGGATCACCCAACCATAATGAGGATGCCAGTGTCTATGTCCATAGTATGGATGGTATCCATGATGCTGCGCTAAAGCAGAACCCGAGACCATCAACATACCTATAATGATTAATTTCTTAAACATGTCTTTCTCCTAGTTATTTATTGATCAGAATCAGTGTCGCAAACAATCCATCCTATGCTCTTTAGATCCTGCCGAATCTGATCTGTCACTTCACCTTCTCTTACATAATCACCACCAACACCATTCAACTCTTCCCTCGTAGTGCCGCTACAATACCAATCTATGTAATCGCCCTCTTCACGGATATCAGCTATGATCCCACCAGCGTATCTCCAGCTACAGCCCCATGTATCCCCTTTCAACAAGGGCCATACATCGTTTTTGACGAATTCATTATTACATAACGCAGCATATAGATTTTGAGCATACACATCATTCTTACATTTTTTCCATATGTAGTCATTAGTGCGTAGGTCATACTCTAGGTTGTTGGTCTTCCAGTCTGGAGCAGATTCGGTATTAGCCCTCTGATCCTCTATCATTTTCGCCAAAGATTCAGGATAGTGTTTCGCTTGGAAAGAACCCCTTTCAGGACTGGATCTCATTTGAATAGTATCATCGCCATCAGACATGCTTGTACGAAAAACCCTAATCCGATAGTCACGATATTCAATATGTCCTTCTGTATCG